CCTCGATCTGGAAGCCCTGTTCGGCAGCGTATAGCTCGACCGCCAGCCGCACCTGGCCCCATTCCAGCTCAAAGGGCACGAACGTCTCGGACAGCGTCTGGTATTCGATCTTGCAGTCACGCCGGGGCCAGGCCATTGCCTGGTCAGGCTGGGCTTTTCGACCCTTCCACTGCCGACTGTTGATATCGGCCGCCGCGCGCAGCAGCAGTTCGACCTGCTCAGCCTCAAGCTCAGGTATCCTGAACCCGTAGTAGTCGCGGTAGAAGGTCAGCTTCTCCAGCGGCACGAAGCTATTGGCGTCCGGCCTGCCCTTCCCGTCTTCAACGATGATCTGCATCGGCTTTCTCAACCCGGTGGAGCGCCGAGTGTAACGCCTGCGCGGATGAACATGTCAGGCTCAGCCGCCTTTAGTTGGGCCAGCGTCAGCGGCTTGAACGACTTGTCGAGCTGCAGCTTGGCAAACTTCTCAGGAGTCAGCCCCCCATCGCGGAACAACTTGGCGCGCACAGGCCCAAGCGCATGATCCTGAAAGCTCGCCGGCTGCGTTGCCAGCCACTCGTAATAGTTCAGGCTCGCATCTACCTGTGCTCCGCCGTTTTCGCCTACCGCAGCGCGCGTCGCGTCCTTGGCGAACATTTCGGAAAGCCGGGTTGTCGGCACCGTGGTTGAGCGGCAGTTAATGTGTGCCGGCGGAAGCGGCCCCTTGCCCAAATCGAAGCGCATGCCGTCCAGACCCTTGCACTGCTGTGAGGTCTTGCGGTCGAGTGTCGACACCCAGCGGTAGCCCAGCACCACGTCACTGTTGGCCTTCAGCGTTTCCATCCGCGCCGTGGTGGCCACGTGCTGGATTGCCGTCTGCACCACAGAGGCGGCGTTGCGATTGCTCACCGCGAGGATGCCGTCCGTGAAGTTCTGCGCCGCGGTACCGCGAATCGCCTGAATGATCTGGGCGTTGGTTTGGCCCTGGCCGAAGCCGAGCCTGATGGTATTCGTTATGCGCATGGTCTCCGTGCGCGTCCAGCCGCTGACGAAACTCTTCAGCAGCTTGCCGCCGTCGATGCCTTTCACTTGCAGCGGATAGGAAAACACCGCCGCGCGGATCACTGTATTGCTCGGCACCACTGCGTCGATGGACAGTGCATTGCTCAGGCTGTTGGCTTCAAAGGTCGATTCGTACAGCGCGATATCGACCAGATCGGCCAGCACCAGGTCGCCGTAGGCCTTGTAGATCTCGAGCAGTTTACCGTCCACACGAGCCAGGAACTGCTCAAGGCGGACTCGGCTGTAGGTGGTCAGCTCCTTGCGGGTCAACTGCACTCGCACAAGTGTGTCGATCTGGCGCAGGTACTTCTCGAACTTCTTGACCTCGCCGGCTTTAAGCCGCTCCAGCATTACCGAGTGGCGCGTCGTCTGCTCCAGCAGTTGGCTGTCCGCCTGCGCCAAGTTTGTCGATGGCATCGTCTTTATCCAGGTTGATGCCGGCCGACTCGCGCTCATCGCTGATCAGGTCGGCTTCGTCTTCGTATGGGCGATCCGGCAACTTGCCGGTGGTGAGGTATTGCCAGTAAGTGTCGGCGCTGATCGTGCCAGCCATCACGCCCTTGAGCAGCTCAGCCAGCACCTGGGCGTCGACCACTGGGGTCACAAATTCAGGGCTCACCTTGAACTTGACCTGCTTGGGGTCGTAGCCCTTCCACTCAGCCGCGTACCGCAGACCCTGCTCCACTGCCTCTGCAACCGTCACGACAATGCTGTGCAACGTGGCGTGCTGGTCGTTCTGACGTGTTTTACGCGCCTCACCCGACTCGGTACCGCCGACATCCATGACCTTGGCGCCGGCTTCAAGCGCGGCGTTCTTCTGGTCATCCATTGCCTTGCGGACGGCTTCAATCCCCGCACCCTGGAACTCTAGATAGCCACATTGACCGGATGGACCGAGGTCCCATGCTGCAGATGGTCCGGTCACGCTCAGCTCTACAGAATCATCAAGACCAGACACCCATGGTTGCGGATGGCTGGTCTGGTGTAACGCAGTGAAGTAGTCAGCGCTCAGCTGGTAGGACTTCAGCGCGGCCCGCGCCATTGTGAGCAGCGGCACCTCGTCCACTTCAGGCGAGTTGTCGGTCGAGCCGCAATAGATCACCGGTAGGTAGGACAGGCCTTTGACCAGTCGGTTGTCGGTGCCAGTGGTGCCCAGAGGTTTCTCCTCCTCGACGATCTGGCCACCTTCGTTCCGCACGGCGGTGTAACAGGTCTCGCCTTGCATGAAGAACTCACGGAACACCGTGTCGCAGTCATGGGTGTAGCGGTCGCCACCCTTCTTACGGAACTCACGGAACACCGAAAGCACCAGGTCTTGGCGACCGCCTTGATCAGCCGTGTCCCAGTTGACCGCGTTGCGCGTGGCGTACGTCGAGAAATACGGTTCGCCGCGCTCATCGATGTTCACCACCAGCGGGACACGGCCGTGGGAGATAGCCTGTCGCACCATGCGGAAGAACAACTGCTTCAGGCCGAAGCCGTCAGACGTGGCATTGTCCTCTATCCCCTTCAGGCCGGTGGGCAGCTCAATCTCCGGAATCAGCCGGGAAACCAGCCCCATCATCGAACGAAGCGAATCGCGCACCCAGTGTTCGTACTGAGCCCGGTTCGTGTAATTCTCGTAGAGGTACTTGTTCCCGGCGGTGTCGAGCTTCTCGGCTTCGACCATGCCGCTCGGCTTGGGAAGGTTGCGCTCGTTACGCTTGACGGCGCATTCACCCTCGAGCGCGTCGTCCATCATTTCCCACTCGGCGATGTGCGCGTCGTAGTCAGGGTTTGTCGATTGCACTGGCATCAGGCCAAGCCTCCAATTCGGCGTGTTCCGCCTGTGCGTGTTTTGATCGGGTACCGCTTGGCAATGAAGTAGCCAGGGGCATCCACCAGGTGGTCGTAGCCGGCCTTCTTGTCGGGCTCGCCCTTGTCCGTGTAAATCTGGCGCTCCAGGCACTGCGTGTATTTCGGACACTGGTCGACGTTGACCAGATATCGATGCTCGCCGTAGGTATTGGCAAACATCGCGCACATGGCGTTGACCCGGTCCTTCACAGCGGGGTTGGTCGAATCCACCACTACGGTAAATCCAGCCTTTTTCAGCAGTGACAGGTCAGATTCGCTTGCGCTCTTACTGCTCGTGTTCTGGCCGCTAGCGTCCGGGTAGATCGCAATGCTGTGGTCAGGAAAGCGGAGCTTGATCTTCTCGATCATCTCAGGCGTGTCCCGTACATCTGAAAACTCGCTGAGCGCCAGTGGCAGGTCATCGCGAATGACGTGCACGACTGCCGCCATCTTCATGACGTTGAAGTCCATGCCGATGTGCAGGGCCTCGCCGCGCTTAATGGTTTCGCTGGTGCGGTTCGCCTCACGATTGAACGTGTAATAGACGACACCCGCGTAGTTCTCAAAGCTGGCCTCGTATTCCTGTCGAAAGGTTCGAGGATCCATCTTGCGACGGGCCGCATCCAGCTCTTCAGCCGGCACGTTGCCGCCATCGAGCGAGGTATAGAGCCAGCTTTTGTGGTCAGGCTCATGCCCAGGCCGGCCGTCTTGGAACGTGTCGTAGCAGTGATTGAATCCCTTGGGCGTGCCGATGCGTAGCGCGTGCCCCCCCTTTCGCATGCCAATGCCGGGTATCGAGTATTGGCACGTCGAGAGCATCGGCCGGAGGACTTCTTCCCATGCTTCCCATGGGCAGTCTGCCCATTCATCCACCAGGACGAAGAACAGGCCGGAGCCGCGCAAGTTGTCGTAGTTGTCGAGCCCTACCACGCGCATGACGTGGCCAGACTTGAGCGTGATCGAACATTCCGTTTCGTTTGGCCGGTGTGCACGCCAGGCTTCGGGAATCGCCTGCTTCAGCCGTCGCCAGAACACGCGCTTGGCCTGCTTGAACGTCGGCGCGCCGTACCAGATTTCATCCTCGACGCTAACCCCCCATTCAGCAGCCAGCCGAGCAGCTCGGCGCATCTCAGCCTTACCCAAGAACGTCTTGCCAAACCTTCGGCCACACACCGCATCGCGGAAGCGCGCCTGAGGCTGGAAGCCCCAGCAGTAAATGTTCGCCTGTTTCGGCGTCAGCTTTACCGGTGGGTCATAGGTACGGGGTAGCGGGGACATTCTCATCTGGCTCCAGGGTGTACTCAGCAACGGCGTGCTGCTGGTCCGCTTGGGAGCCCAGAGGTTTTTCGGGTTCTAGGCGGCGATTCACGTAAACGTCGCCCACTTCTTTGGCTGCCTGCTCCAGCAACTGGGCAGTCAGCGCCATGTTCTTCATGTTCTCTGCCTTCTCGGCCATGCGCCCCAAGGTGCGAAGTCGATACGCTCGGTTGGCTATCGGTATCTCTGCCGTCTCTTCGCGAAACCTCTTGCGGGTGTCGTTGAACAGCGTCTGCCACTTCACGTGCAAGTTGCGTCCAACGTACTTGGTTGGGTCGTATGCCTCGCATTGCTGGCGGGTCACTTCGAGCCCGAATCTTTCTTTGACGGACGCCACCACTTGCGATGGCGTGTCAAAGCAGGCGAGAGCCTGTACGACAAAGGCTTTCACCTCGTCTCTGAGTGCGGCCA